GTTTCACTATGTCCCGTCGCGCGCGCGCGCCGACGGGTAAACGGGGCGCGATATGGACCGTACCAAGCCAACAACCCGGAAACGGCTCGGAGTCGGGCGACCATCCGCCGCAATGGAGGCGGTCAAGCCACCGAAACCGGCACGGACCTACATCCCTATTGACGATCCGCCTCCTGCCGACGAAACCGACGGCCTTACGCCCATTGAGCATCGGCGCTGGCTGCTCGCCGAGACCATGAAGGCGTACGGTCGCGCGCGTGACGACCGGTCACACGTGGCCTGTAGGCAGATGCTGCGCGACTGCGCCACCCTGCGCGACGAGATCGCCGCCATGGAGCGCGCCGATGCTGCCTCCGACTCCTCGGCGGTGGACGGCCTTACGCCCGACGAATGGTCCGCCGCCCTGCGGGAGCGCGCCGCATCGCTGTCCGACGATGACCTCGAGGTGTTCATTTCCGAGTACCTCGGCCGCAACAAGCACGTGCGCCTGGCAACGGGATGATCGGTCGTGGCGAGGCGGCCAGGATCCTGGAGGCCGCGGAAGCCCGCCGGCTTGGCGACCCGCTTCGTTCCGTTCGCTTGACCGACCCGCAACAGGCGTTCCTCCAGGACGGACGCCGCAAGTTGCTGTGGCGCGGCGGCAACTCGATCGGCAAGACGTTCGCTCACGTGCTGCACATCCTCCACTTTGCGCGAGGCACCCACCCGTGGCAAGCAACGCCGCGCGGTCCGAAGCAGCTCATGCTGGCGGGCTACTCGTTCGCGCAGATGGATCCGCTGTGCCGTGCGCTGTGGGCGATCATCCCGAAAGACGAGATAGATCCAAAGGTAACCTACGCGCCGCGCCAAGGGTTCCGCGGCTACAAAGAGCCGGTGATCCCGTTCATCCGTGGCCCCGGCGCTGGATCCGTGATTGCATTTGCGACATACAAGCAGGGTGCAGGCCGCATCATGGGCGATCAGTTGCACTACTTCGGGATGGACGAGCCGCCGCCGGAGGGCGTGTGGGGTGAGGCACAACCGCGCCTCAACCGTCACTCTGGGCAGGCTCGCGTCACTATGACGCCAACTCCGGACAGCCCGCCGCTCGGCTACATGCGCAAGCTGGTAGAGGACGGCAAACTGACCGAGATGCAGACCAGCCTCACGGTGGAGGCGGTCACGCGCCGCGGCGGGCTGATCGACAGCCCGTGGATGTCAGCGGATGACATCGAGGTCGCGCTGTCGAGCTACCTCGACGACGAACTACCGATGCGGCGCGACGGCGCCTGGGACGCGCTTGTGTCCGGCCGGTGGCTGTCGGCGGTCACCGACGCGATCCTGATCGACGAGATCCCCGACTCCGGGTGGTACGTGGCGGTCGGGGTCGACCACGGAGCCAAGGCCGGTCGGCAATACGCCAGCCTCGTGCTGGCCAGCGCCGACGGCGAGCAGGTGATCGTCGCCGACGAGGCGCACGCCGACGGGGTGACCACGACACGCGAGGACGCGCAGGCCCTGCTTGCGATGCTGCAGCGCAACGGGATTCCCTACCATCAGGTCGACCATTGGCGCGGGGATCGCCGCCACGCAGGCGACTTTTGGGGCAACGAGAAAACGAACCGCGAGCTCGCGCGCGAGATCTGCGACGAGCTTGGGATCCGCCAACGCGACGCCGTGGAGCGCGGCCTGCGCATTCGGACTCCGCGAAAGTACCAGGGATCCGTACGTTTCGGGTTTCGACTCATCAACTCGTTGGCGAAGGCCGGCCGCCTACAGGTCCACCGCCGGTGTGAGGGCTTTCGAACGGGCGCGCTCGGGTGGGTCGGCAGGCCAGAAGATCCGCTGAAAGACCCGCTCGACGCGGCGCGATACGCGATCGAGGCCCTACACGACGCGCAGGTCATTCACGCTCGGCGGGTGGAGGCCGCGTGATCTGTGCAACACCGCCACCGGACCCCCGTAGGCTACTTGGAGGCTACATGCTTGCCCTGACCCTCGCCCTTGCGTGCGCCGCCCTCGACACCGGATCCGCCGCCCCCGACGGCTCACCCGTGCGCCTCGTGTACGAGGCCGACCCGGCGCGCGGCTCTATCCCCGGGATCCGGACCGACGGCCCCTATCAGGTCCTGCATTGCGTCTACGACAGCAGCGGGCCGCTGGCCTGTCGCGACGAGTCCGCGGCTTACATCCTGTGGGATGGACTGCTCTGTTCCTCCGGCTTCTCCGGCGACGGCCAGTGTTCGATCTCGCTCCTGGTTGCGGACGAGGTCCGGATCACGTATTGGTAGCCTCGCGAGGTCGACCTGATCCACGCCCCCGAATCGCCGCCCGCCTCGTCGGATCCGCGCACCGTCGTGCGCTGGGATGTCGCGCGCCTGCGCCGTCGTCTGCTGTCCGGCGGCTGGCGCGCCGACCTGGACGCCCGCGTTCAGGAGCACTTCGGCCCGACGCGCCGCGCAGTCATGGGGCGCGTCTCGATGGCGCGCAACCCGTTTCGCCGGCTGTGCACGGAGCTCGCCGTCAACTACGACCGGCCCCCGATGGTCCGTCATCCGGCCGGGCCGGTCCCGCTGCTGCTGGATCCGGGCGGCGTGCTCGACGCGATGGGCCTGTGGCCGCTGATGCAGTCGGTGCAGTCCGACCTGATCGGCCTGCGCGAGATGTGGATGCGCCTCGAATGGTCCGCGGAGCTCGGTCGGCCCGTCGTGCGCGCCGTGACCCCCGACTGCATCGAGGCCACCCCGCACCCGGCCGACCCCAACGTCCCGGTCGAAGTCCGCGAGCTGCGGTGGATCCACGTCCCCGCCCTCGGATACCGCTGGGTCTGGGAGATCCTGTCGATCGCGGATCCAGCCGCGCCCTCGTGGCGCTTTATCGAGGCCGCTCCGACGGCGCCGTCGGACTACACGGCCGCCGTGCTCGGCCCCGCCGCCGGGTCCTACCCGTGGCGGTGGACCGAGGGCGATCGAGCAGGAACGCCGTTCCTTCCTGGCGTCCTGTACCACGCACGGATGCGCGGCCGCCTGTTCGACCCGACCGAAGGCGAGGAGGTGGTCGAGGGCACGCTCGACACCGGCGCGTCGTACACCTTCCTGGGTCACGTCATCTACCGTGCTTCGTGGCCGCGAAACATCGCCGTCGGCCTCGTGCCGGTCGGATCCGTGCCGCGCGAAGGTCCCGACGGACAGGCACGCGCCGAAGTCGTTTCGGATCCGGTCGCGGTCAACCACTTTGAGCACATCGAGCCAGGTACACCCGGCACATTCACGCAACTGCACCCGACCGACCCCGAAGCGCTGGCGCGGACCGTAGCGATGGTCGAGCGGTCGGTTGCCGACTTCGACGGCCTCGGCTTGTCCGCCGCGCAGTTGATTCAGTCGAGCAGCAACCCGTGGTCGGCGGCGGCCCTCACGATCAGCCGCGACGACAAGCGGCGAGCGCAGCAGAAGTACACTCCATCCCTGCGTGTCGCCGATCTCGGCCTTATCGAGCGCATCGCCGCGATCACGAACGGTGCGGCCGGCATGACCGCGATCCCCGAGCAGGGCTACCGGATCGACTACGCGAGCGTGCCGCTGGCGCGCGACGAAGCGGAGGCGATGCGCGCGCACCACGGCGAGCTGATCGCCGCTGGGCGGATGTCGACCGTCGACGCGTACCTGATCGAGCACCCCGGATCCACCGAGGAGGAGGCCCGCGCCGCACTCCGGCGAATCGCCGCCGATAACGCCGAGTTTCGAGTAACCGCCGGCACCACCCCGGCGCCCGTCGTCACCCTTCCGGCGTCGGCCCCTTGACGCCACCGCCGCAACCGTGCAATCTGATCCAGCGAGAGGATCCATGCCCGAAGTAGACGAGGCAGAGCTCAAGACCCTGCGCGCCGCGGCGGCCGCCCTGGCGAAAGCCGAGCGTGAGCGCGACGCGTTCCGCGAGCAGTCCGTCGCCGCAACCGCGGCGTTGACCGCCGCGAAGGCCGCACACGCTACCGAGGTCGAGGCCGTTCGCACGGCGGCCACCCGTGGCGCCGTGCTCGACAAGGCCGGCATCGCGGATCCGAAGGTTCGCGGCTGGTTCGAGGCGGAATACGCCGAAGCTGCGCAGGCCGCAGGCGACAAGGCCCCCGCGTTCGACGCGTGGATCGGCGGGCTCACCGCGGAGACGGCGCCGCATCTGGCGCCGTGGCTCCCGAAGTCGGCAACCGGCGGCGGCTCCGGATCCGGCACCGCTGGTGCCGCGGGGTCGGGCGCGGGCGCGGGCGCGACCGGATCCACGACCGCCAAGACCGGATCCACGACCGTCGCCGGCAGCGGCCCCGCCGCCGCGCCAGTCTTCACTGCGGAGTCGATCGCCCAGATGACCGCCGCAGAGTTCCGGGCGAACCTCCCGGCGATCCAAGCCGCGCACCCCAACATCGTTGACGCCGGCTTCATCGCCGCGTACGCCAAGAAGGAGGGCTAATGCCCGCTGTCACCACCGCGACCCCAGGATCCGATACCCTCGCCACGGCGATCGCCAGCAAGACCGCGCTGCTCGTGCTTGGCGACCGCGCCTCGCTGCGCGGCCATCCGGCGCTGCTCAACGTGGGCCCGCTGACCGGCCTCGGTGCGCCCGGGTCCGGCTCGCTGTCCGGCACGATGCCGCTGCTCGGCCTCGACGGGATCCAGCGGATGACCGACGCGGCCGAAGCGACGGGCCTCTCGGAGACGGCGATCAGCTCGGCCAAGCGCACGGTCACGATCGCCAAGAAGGGGCTCCGGCACGCCGTGTCGGACGAGCTTGCCGCGGTGGATCCGACCGGATCCTTCAACGCGGTGCGCCTCGCGCAGTCCATCGCGATGTCGGCGTCCATGACGTTCACCGAGGAGATCGCGTCGCATGCCGCCGACTTCTCCACGGAGTCCGGCGCGTCGGGTGCGGCGTTCGACCATGACATGTTCATGGCGGCGAAGCAGACCCTCAACGACGCAGGCGTGCCGGGTCCGTACCTCGCCGTCCTGTACGATCACCACTTCTCGGAGTGGATGATCGACCTCGAAGGACGGAACGGCCTCACCCAGTGGCAGCCGGCCGCCGCCGAGATGCAGGTGCTCAAGGGCCGCGGCTACAAGGGCATGTACGACGGCATCGAGATCTACACCTCGTCGCTCATGCCCGCGAGCGGATCCGACCGCGTGAGCATGATGTTCGGGGTCGGCGCGATCGGCTACGCCGAGCAGGACCTCGTGCCGCAGCCCGGCACGATCGTTCTGCTCCACGTCGGCCCGCTGCTGGTCGAGGCGATCCGCGGCGACGACGGCACGACCTCCGTGCTGGGGTGGTACATGCTCGGCACGATCGAGATCGAAGACGCGCGCGGCACCAAGATCACGGCGTTGGCGGCCTGATCATGGCGAAGCCCGCAGCCACTACCAGCGCGCTCGTCGGCGGCTCCGGCCCGCCTCGGGCCAAGCCCGCCGCCTCCGTTCCGGCGGCGGCCGCGGGCGCGCTCGTCCCGATGGATCCGTCGCCCCCGTTCGTGTTCTTGGCGCATCCTCATTCGTGGGACGTGGCGATGGTCGGCGCCGAGGCCTTGCTGGTCCCGTCGCTGCGGGCGTTCCAGTTCCGCGGCGGGCGATCGGGCGTCATCCCGCTGCGCCGCTCGGCAGTCGGCGACCCCACCGAAGCGCTGGCCTCCCGCGGTCGCCTTGGGTGGATCCAGGTCCCGCGCACCACCGGCGGCAAGGCGTTCGGCGAGGACTTCGCCGACTACTGCGTCGGGTACGACGGCACGGCCGGTGACGTGCACATGCCCGTCTGGCAGCGCCCGATCGTGGTCGGGACGCGTGTACTGCTCGACTACGACGACGACGGGTGGAACCGGTGGCGCCACGCGCTGATCGGGTCCGTGCTCGATGGCCCCTCGGCGCCGGCCCTTGCGGCGCTCCGCTCGCGCCTGACGTCGGGTCAGCGCCGCCGCGCCAACCGTACCGGATCCGCCAGCGCCAAAGCCGCCGCCGACCTGTTCGGCGCCAAGTTGGCCGCCCTCACGAAACGCAAGGAGTGACCATGCACAACGTTCTCGCCGTACAGGTTGCCGACGGCACCATCACCCCCGCCGGGATTTCCGAGGTCGTGCTCGGCTCGCGCACGTTCCCGATCGGTGCCCTGCAGGCCGGCAAGGTGATCAAGTTCGAGGCGCTGACCCGTACCACGGACAGCAACAGCACCGACACCCTCACGGTGCGCGTCCGTCTCGGCCCGACCACGCTCACCGGTACCCCGATCCTGGAGACCGCCGCGGTCGACCAGGCCGACAACGATGTGTGCCGCATCGAGGGCACCCTGGTCGTGCGCGACGTCGACGGCGCCAGCGTGATCGAGTGCTTCGGGACGTACAACGATCCGGATGCGGTCGGTACCGCCGTCAAGGTCTGGTCGAGCAAGATCACGTCGCTGGATCTGGATCCGCAGGTCCCCGTCCTGCTCGAAGTGACCGGTCAGTGGTCGGCGTCGCACGCCGACAACGACGCGGCGCTTGTCGTGCTCAACGTCTCGGAAAGCGCGGTCTGATCTGCGCTTCGGGGTGACCGGTGGCCGCTGCCGACACGATCTATGCAGCCCGGTTTTCCGGCCCCGAAACACTTGTGAAGGGCCGGGCGAACCTCGTTACGTGCCCCCTGTACCGAGACGGCGCCGTTGTCGCCCCCACGCAGTCGGGCTCGACGCTGACCGTGCTGCGGCCCGACGGAACGGCGCTCGTCGACGCACAGGCCGTCACCGTCACCGGATCCGTCGCGCAGTACTCGATCGGATCCTCGGTGCTCGCCGACGAGCCGTACCGGGAGGGCTACTCGGTCGAGTGGTCGTTGGTTGTGGCCGGTACGTCGCACCGGTTCCGCCGCTCCGGCGCCGTGTGCCGGAGCCAACTCTACCCGGTCGTGACCGATCTGGACCTGATCCGTCGTCACAGCGACCTCGCCAGCCAGCGCCCCGCGTCGCTCGCGAGCTACCAAGCGCAGCTTGACGAAGCGTGGGCGGATCTGACCGACGACCTCCGCCAGCAGGGCAACCTGCCGCACCGGATCCTGTCGTCGGAGGACCTGCGGCGCGTTCACATGTTCCGGGCGTTGGTCATCATCATGCGAGACTTTCGGGTCGGCGGCCAAGAGGCCAAGTGGGCCGACCTGCAAGCCGAATACGAGGACCTCGCGCGCAAGGCGTTCGACGGTCTGTCGGTGGTCTACGACCGCGACGAGGACGGCACCGGCGGTGAGGTCCGGCGCCCTGCGCACGCCACCACGTTCTTCGCGGAGTCGACAACCCCGCCCCTGCGGTCCCCATGGGGACGGTAGCCGCCAGCGCGATCCGTCAGGCGGTAGCCGCCAAGATCACGGCGTTGGGCGTTCCCTATCAGGAGTTGGCTCGCGCCTACGACCTCGTGCAAGCCGAGCCCGCCTCCGTGCTGCACGGCGGCTTCGCGGTCGGCGTCCCGGCGGCGGCCGACCTCCGGGATCGCCAGCGACCCGGCGTCGGCGCGCTCACGCTGACCCGGCTCGTCGTAGTGCTGTTCTGGCGCGCCACTCCGAAAGACCAGGTCACGGCGTACGACGCCGCGCTCGACGCCGCGTCCACCGTGCGCGTCGCGGTGTGCGCCGTGTCGGCGTCGTACCCCGGCGACTGCTCGATCCGGTGGAAGGCGCAAGACGTCCGGGTTACGCCGGATCCCATGTGGTACGAGATCCGACTGGCGTTTGACGTCCAGCACGTTGCGCCCAACTAAGGAGGGTGTATGTCCGTTTCCGCCAACCCGCTCGTTCCCAAGGACGGCGCGATCGCCATCACCGACGGGACCGGCACCCCGCTGTCTCTGACGATTCTGTACGAGGACGGCGACCTGCAAGTGCAGGGCCTGATGTCTGGGCAACTCCGCAAGGAAGAGTTCAAGACTCGCGGCATCCCGTACTCTGTGCGCGAAGTCGAGCGTATGTCCATTCCTTTCACGTTCACGTGCCATGCAACCGGCATCATCGGCGACGGCACGACCGCGCTGCCGGGCGACGCGCTGCTGAAGCTCGGGGTGTGGGCGTCGGCGGTCAGCAAGGCGAGCGCCGCGCTGGGTGGGGCGTACCTGCTCCAACTCGCGTGGACCGGTGAGCGGAGCAACTTCGGCGCGACCGGCGACAGTTCGATCACGCTCAAGTACTGCTCGTTTGAGGTGGACTTTGCCGAGGGGATCCCCGGCAAGTTCTCGATCAAGGGTACCGCGCACGCGCTCTCCACCGACTACCTGACGATCGCGTGATCCGATGAGCACCCCGGCGCCACCGCCCACGATCAGCCTCGACGTCCCCGGCGTCGGCCCGTCGCACACCGTGATCCTGCCCAACTTCGCGGCGCGCGACGACTGCGCGACCGCGTGGGCGCCCGCGCTCGATGCGGGCGGGGTGCGCCTGCTCCGCGTCCAGGCCGCGGCGATCGCGCTCGCGACGCGGATCCAGCGCCACGCCCCCGCGAAGTACGGCCCCGACTACGACCTGATGCGGTACGGCGGCGACGTCTACTCGTGGCTGATCGGGCTCGGCGTGTCGCGCACGGCCATCGCGGAAGCCGGCAACCGGATCCTGCCGCTGATGGTCGAGCACCTGTCCCCGCGCGAACCGGAGGTCGCAGAGGCCGCCGGCCCTTTGGGGGCAAGCGAGGCGCCCTTGACCGGTGGGCGATCCGACTAGGCTTGACGGTCGCGCAGGATCCGATGTGGTATTACGGGCTCGACAGGGAGCGGCAGATCATGATCCTGGCACTCTATCGCGCCGAGTCCGGGCAGGCCTCCAAGCCGCCGCCCGACCTGCGCGAGCTCGCCAAGGCCGCCGCCGCCGCTCGCGCGGGCAGCCTGTGAGCGTCACCCGCTACCGCGACGGCGACGTCACGATCGAGGTCAGCGGCACGATCGCCGACCTGTACCGACGTGCCGCAGACGCCGCCAGCCGGGGCCTTGTGAGTCGCCTGGAGGCGATCGCGTCCGACGTGGCGACCGACGCAGAGCGCCAGTGGTACGGCCTCGTCACGCGCCGCACGGGCCGATCCGGCGATATCGGCGTCACCGTGACGATCTCCGAATCAGAGGTCCGGGTCAGCGTCGGATCCACCGACACGCGCCGCGCAGGCGGCAAGCCCGTACCGCTGTACGTGCGCCAGCCCCGATCCACCGCGCTGCTCGAGGTCGAGGTCAGCAACGAGGAGTGGGGTCGCCGCAAGCGCGCAGGGATGCCCGTTGGCAGGATGGGGATCGCGTATGAGCCGAATCCGAAAGCGGCGCAGGGAACGCCCAAGTTCCTCGTTCCGCACCTGGTCTCCGGCCCGATGAAGGCGCGGGTCAAGGCGGCGCTACCCGAGCTCAAGCGCGCAATCATCACGGAGGTAACCCGTGGGTGAAACGATCGGCCTCGACGTCGTGGCGCGCCTCGACAAGTTCCGCGAGGAGATGGCGAAGATCCCCGGCATTACCGGTGTCGAGGCCAAGGCGATGGCCGGCCAACTGTCGCGGGAGATCAAGGCAGCCGAGCGCGCGGCCAAGGGCGCCGCCGCTGGATCCGCAGCCTCGTGGAAGGCCGGGCTAGGCGACATCAGGACCGGCGCGGAGAAGGTGTTCGGCGGAATCGTCGGCGACGTGGCGGACGTCGGCAAGGGGATCGCTGCGCTCGGTCCCGTGGCCGGCGCCGCTGCCGCCTCGATGCTGCTGATCGGTGGAGCCGCCGCGGGCGCAAGCGCAGCGATCGGCGCCGCGGTGTCGAGCATCCGCGACTTCGCGGCGACGGAGGCCGCACTTGCGGAGCTCGGCGCGACGTCGGCGGTCACCGCCACGCAACTCGCGTCGATCTCCGAGGCCCAGACGTCGATCGATTCGCTCACGGCGGCGGCCCTGCAGGCCAAGCAGGCGTTTGCGGCCGCATCCGCTGATGGCGTCGGCGACTTGCTGGGGACACTCAACACGTTCGTTCCGCAAGTCGTGGCGGCCGGCGAGACGGTTGGCCGCCTCACCGGTAGCCTTAGCCGAGGTGTATCGGTCGCTATCGCGTTCGCAGAGGTCATGATCGAGGCCGGTAACCAATCGAACATGTTTCACGATGCCGTGTCGTTCGGCATTGTGCCACTGCTCAACATGGCCGATGCGCTCGATGAGGTGTTGCCGAGGGCGGTCGCGAACACGAAGGCCGGCCGCGATCTCGCCGCGGCAAACACCGATCTTGCCAAGTCTGCCGAGGACGTCGAGGCCGCGCTCGAGCAGGAACGCCAGCAACTGATCGCGTTGGGCCTGCTGGTCGACGTCGACGCCGAGAACGACGAACGGGCAAGGGCCGCCAAGGAGGCCAAGGCCGAAGCGGCACGGCGCGCCGCCGATGCCGCTCGCGAGGAAGCGGCGCAGCTCGCCGCCCTCGACCGGATCCAAGCGATGGCGACGGCGAGCACCATCGCCGCCGCCGACCCCATGCACCGGATCACGTTGCAACTCGTGGAGCAGATCGCCCAGATCGACGCCCTCACGGCGACGGCCGGGGGTGGCGCGGAGGCGGTCGAGCAGGCGGAGCTGGCCAAGGCCGCCGCCGTAGACGCGTCCACCTCGGCGATGGCCGATGCCCTCGCGACGCAGGCGGAGGCGTCTAACCGGGCGCTGGAGGCGTCGCAGCGCGCAGGCGAGCAGATGACCGCGCAGGCACAGCGCGACGCCGCCACGCTACGCGCCGCGTGGCAGGACACGGGCGCCACGGTGGCCGGGTCGTTCGGGGCGCTCGTCTCGCTCGCTGGGCAGTCGAGCGCTGACGCCGCCGCCAGCGCCCTCGCCGCCCTGGAGGCCACCGGCACGGCGACGGAGGCAGAGTTGCAGGCGGCGCGCGACGCTGCCATGAGCCGCGCCAAGATGGCGAAAGCGGCCGGGATTCTGGAGATCACGGTCAACACTGCAGCCGCGGTCACGAAGGCCGCCGCAAGCGCGCCCCCGCCCCTGAACATTCCTGGCATCGTGGCGATGTCGGCGTTGGGCGCCGTACAACTCGCGACCGCCGCCGCTGCGCCCCTGCCCACGTTCCACACGGGCGGCATGATCGGCGCCAGCGGATCCAGCGCGCCCGATGAGGTAGCGATCCGCGCACGCCGGAACGAGGCCGTTCTGACGGCCGCGGGCGTGCGCGCGGTCGGAGGGGAAGCAGGCGTCAACGCCGCGAACCGCGGTGAGTCGTCGGGCGGATCCGGAGGCGCCGTGTCGTTGATGCTGCGCCACCGCGTGATGGATCAGGTCGCCGCCGAAGCCTACACCCGTCGCGGCGCCCTGCACCGGGCTATTGCTGGCGGGGATCGGGTCGGCCGATCCACCCGGAGGCGCTGATGGCGTCCGACCAATCGCGAGCGGTATACCGGGCGTTGCTGGCTAACGATGCTGGCGTCGCCCTGTGGGACGCCGAGACGACGCTCGTGCAGACGTCGCCCCGTCCCGGCGTGCCGGACCCGGATCAGGTCACCGGCCTGACGCTGACGAGCTCCGGCGAGCAAGCCGAGGGCGCCCACCTTCGGATCCTGACGCTCCGCGGCGGCCTGCCAGAAATCGACGGCGCCACGTACGTTTGGCGCAACAGCACGGACGACACCGACGAATACCGAGGCTGGGAGCCACCCGGCACAATCAGCGGGTACGAGGCCGTCCGCGTCGCGCCGTCCGGCACGCTCGTGTCGACCGCCCAGCCTCACGCGATCTCGCTCGCCGACGGCACCGTCGTCACCGCGTACCAGACTGACGACAGCGGCCGCACGCCCGCCGACGACGGCATCGAGGTGTCGGTGCGCTCGCCGACCGCCGACACGTGGTCGACCGTCACAGTCTACTCGACTTCGTTTGCGTTGCCGGCGTCGCAGGCCTTCAACCCGTGCCTGCTTCGCTTGCCGAGCGGGCGGCTGCACCTCTACCACTGGGTGTTCGATCCGGTGACCGCCACTACCGGACTCGGCAATGTGCGCATGTGGTACAGTGACGACGACGGCGCGACGTGGGCGCTCGGTCAGTCGTACTGCCTGGCCGACGATGTAGCCTACGCGAGCACCACCGGCGCCGGCCTCGGTGGCTACATCCTCGGCCGCCTGCGGTGCGCCTACGCCAACGGGCAGGTCCTGCTCGTAGCCCACCTGCAGGCCCGTGACACCGATCTGGACTACCTCGACACGTTGGCGCAATGGCACAGCACCGACGACGGAGTGAGCTTCAAACTCGTCAACGGAGCGTGGTCGACCGACGACGTAGCCGATTCGGGCGGGATGCTCCCCGAAGTGCTCGCCGCCGGATCCGGCTTCGTCGTGCTCTACCTGACGGCGATCGACCGCAAGCCTCGCGCGCGGATCGTGTCGTCCGCGTCGTACGATCTGGAGGTTGCCACCGCCTACGACGTCGCGTCAAGCACGGAGGCGTGGGCTACGGTCGCCAGCAAGGTGCTCGTGCTCGGCGACCTCGGGGCCTGCGTCGACGAGACGGGAGCGATCTTTGCCTTCGGCCGGCAACCGACCGTCACGGGTGAGGGGATCCTGGTCCGCTCCACCGATGGGGGCGTGACCTGGTCCGGCGTCGGCCAGGGCTCGTCCACCGCCGGGCTCACCACGTGGTGGGCGTCGAATGACGCTGCAACCTACCCTACCGCGTTCAGCGTTTGCCCCAGCCAGGGCCGGATTGTGATGGTCGGCACGTTCGCGGCCAACCCCGGCACGGCGGATCCGTCGCTGATCGCGATCTACCTCGGGGGCTACTCGACGCACACGCTTCCCGGTTACACCCGGTTCGCCCGGCAGGACGAGCGCGTGTCCTGGGAGCGCACGTGGCTCCCGTTCGACGAGCCCGGCGACACCTACTGGACGGCGGCAGGCGCCGGATCGGATGCGCTCGCGAGCGGTGCGCTGACGGTCACGACGACGATCGCGCAGACGCGGTCCTACACCCGCGCGCCGACCAGCAGCGTAGATCACGGGATCATTGCCGAATACTCGGTTCAGGTGACTTCCGGCGGGTCGCTGTCGACGAACCAGGTCGCGTGCCTCGTGCGCGTCGACGACGGCGTAGAAGGCTGGGTCGTCGTGATCCGGCACACGGCGACCGGCTTTCGCGTCGCCGACGCCACCGCCGCCGTTACGATCGCCACCGTGTCGCTGTCCGGCCGCGTCGACATCCGCGTGGCACTTGGCAAGGACGCCGACGGCAACGGCGCTGTGCGCGTGTGGTACCGGGACGCCGACGCCACGCACCCCGCCGATCGGTTCTGGATCCTAGGCGCTTCGTCCGATGCGTTGGCCGACAACGCGGGCGCGGCCGGCGCCAACACGATCACGTGGGGCCACCTCGCGGCGTCGGCCAGCACGTCCGTATGGCATCGGTTCTTGGACGTGAGCGACATCTACGCGGGCAAGACGCGGCTTTGTTCCGGCCAAACCAACCCGGACGACCTCGGCGCGCGGGAGTTTTCGCCGGGCGGCACCTACGTAGACGGTGGACTCGTCCTCTCGGCGACGGACGGGCCGACCGTGCGCGGTGACCTGTGGTCTGTCGAGGCGTCCGACGACTACCCACTGACCCGGATCCTGCCACACAACGGACAACCGAGCCCACGCGTGCTCGCTCGCTGGGACTCGGCGACGCAAGCCGACATCGCGGTCCGTTGGTCCGAGATCGGCGACGCCTCCCTTGGGTGCGACACGATCGCGATCGGCCTGTTCGGATCCACCATCGGCCGCGTCGAGATCGCCGGGTACGACGCCGGAACCTCCGCGTGGATCACGCTGGCGACGGTCAACCTGTACGATGGGATGGAGGCGTTGCCGTTCGCTCGCGACGGTAACGCCGTCCGTCCGTCGGCAAGCGCGCCTACCGATTCGCCCACGCTCGTACGCGAGGAGGTTCGCGGAGCGTACGCCTGGACCTACTCCGCCGGCCATTACTCGTGGGAGATCCTGTCGAATACGGAGGGCAAGTGGACCAACGCCACGACGCGCCGGCCCGTGCTCCGCGTCGATGCCGCGTCCATCGATCCGACGTCGGGCACTCTGCACGTCATCCCGCGCGACGCCGTGATCGTGCTGCACCTTGCCGGCGTGGTGTACTCCGGGATCCGGCTCCGGGTCCCGGTCCCGAGCTCGACGATCCCGCGACCGCCGGGCGGGATCCACGAGCTCGGTAGCCTCGTCGTCGGCCCGGTCGTGCTCATGCCCGAGGACTACTCTTGGGGCCGCGTCGTCGAAACCGACACCGCCACCGAGATCATCGAGCAGGCGGACGGCACGTCGACGTCGCGCGTTCGGGCGGTCCCCCGCCGCCTGGTCGAGGTCGGGTGGGTCGACGGAGTGGAGACGAGCGCCGCCGTGGATCCGGGCGGGGAGGCCGACCCTGACTACCTCCTAGCGTCGGCCGCGTCGGGCGCGCTTGCCGCCGCGCTCGTCGGCACCACCCCGACCGTGCTGGAGGGGATCCACCGCGCGCAGTCCGGCGCCGCGGGCCACATCGTCTACCTCCCGCGGCTCGCGAAGGGCGGTGCGTCCGACGTGGCGGTCTTGCTGAATCGCCGGGGCCAGCACCTCTATGGGCGCCTGGAGGGGCCGGTGCGCGTCGAGAACGTGCTCGGCGAAGAGCTTGACACGGAGCTTGTGCGCGTCGCCGCCCTGACGATTCGGGAGGAGGTGTGAGGCTCCGACCCGAACCCGGCGAACGGTTAGCGTGGCTTCTGGATCTGACCTTTGCGGGCCGTATCTGGCGGTTCGCGTCGGAAACGATGGAGGTTACCGACGGATCCAGCACGCGCACCTACCTTGCCGGCCTCGCCGGCCTTCGCGTGCGCCTCGAGGCAGAGCCGCTATCGACGTCGCCGTCCCCACCGACCGCGCAGATCGAGGTCGTTTGGCCGGAGTCGGTGGCGGCGCTGATCGCGCTTGGTCACGACTTGTCGGCCGCGACCGCCGAACTGTCGATGCACCGCGTAGGCATCGATCGCACGTGGCGTGAGGTCGTGATCGCCGGCCGCGTGGTCGAGCCCGACTACGACGAGATTCTGAATCCCGACGGATCCAGGCATTCGCTTGTCACCTTCACGGTCGAATGGGCGCCCTGGGACGACCGCGCCACCCACCCCGCCCCTTCGGCGGTGGTCTCGGCCGACACGTGGCCCGACCGCCTACCCGATCACGACGGCCGGGTCTACCCGACCGTGTGGGGCCGTCCCGGATCCTACCGCGAGGCCGACGGAACGGCGATCGTCGCGCCTGGATCTCCGGCGTTGATCGTCGAATACTCGTCGGTCGGCGAGATCGCCACGAAGCTCCTGATTGCCGGGCACCGGGTGGTTTCGGCTAACGTCACCCTCATGTACCGCGACGACGCCGTGATGGGCGGCTGGTCCACCGAAGTCGTCGACGTCACTCACGAGACGGACGGCCTCGGCCAACTGTGCGCCGTCGTCGATATCTCGGCGGAGGTCCTCGCGATCCAGCAAGCCGGGGATTACTGGATCTGCTGGAACCAGAACAGCGGGTCGCTGCTGTCCGACATCGACGGCGCCGAGCTGTCCACGATGGGCCACCTGATCGAGTGGTGGCTTGGCCGGTCGGTCGACCGGATCGATCGCGCGCGCTTGGCGTCGGTCCGCCCGATGCTCGATCGCTGGAAGGTGGCCGGGTACGCCGACGAAGCCGTGTCGCCGTGGGACTACGTGGCGGACAACCTGCTGCCGCTCGTGCCCGTGTCCGTCGCCGTGGGGCCGGACGGCTTGTACCTCGTGCCGTGGCGGTGGGATTCGACGGCGACCGTTGCCACGATCACGGAGGGGCCGGGCGTCGCCCACGTCGGGCCCGTGCAGTACCAGGCGCCACCGTGGGAGCGCTGCAATCGGCGTACGATCCGCTGGGCGCTCGACGCCGCATCGAACGAATACCTACGCCGGACCACGATCGGGCCATCGCCGGACCCGGAGGACCCCGACGCGATTGGATCCCTCGTGGTCGAGCAGTCGGCCACCCGCCTCGGCGTGCTCGACGGGGAGGACCTGACCACCGACATCGTGCCCGACCGCGACGGCGCCGCGCTGACCCTGCTCTGGCGCGCGGCCCGTGACGCCGCCTCCCGGCGACGGGTCGTGTTCGACTGCCCGGCCGACTACGCATGGATCCGGCCGGGCGACGTCGTGCACCTCGTGTCGGCACACCTACTGATCGACGCGGCCGCCGACGTGATCGCGGTCGAGCTTGACGACCACTGCCGGGCACGGCTGGAGCTGGAGATTCGCCCCGCCCCACCGACCACGGGCAGCGTCGTGCCGATCGGGGACGACGACATCGTGCTGCCGCAGTAGGTCACGCCCCCTTCGTCGGCTGGCACGCCTCCAGCGCGACCGCCGCGGCGCTCATCGCCGCCTCGAGCTGCGCCTGGAGCTCGGCGAGCCGCCCCGCCCACGCGAGCACAGCCGCCGCGCGTGGCCGCACGACCTTCGCAGGCTCCACCCCCACCCCGAAGCCCGGTCGCGTCTGCGGGCAGGCCGCCATGTGGCGGGCCGCCCTCTCGGCGACAGCCTGCTCAGCGGTGTGCGCGTCCCACGCGGCCACCTCGGCCGGGGTGGCGACGCGCCAGCGCTCGGCCCGCTCCAGCTCGCCCGTCGTTAGCCGCAGGCTCCCGCCCGGGGTGACGCGCGCCACCGCGCGCACCTCGCACGCCACGAACTGGCGGGTCTGGTACGCGCTCCACCAAACGACCCGATCCCCTGGTTCCATCACTCCCCCAAACGGCCGGTTGGCCCGGCCTAGTTACTTCGCGTTTACGCACGTTTCGCGCCCCCGCACCGTACGGGGGCACGCCGAATCAGGCCAGATCAGGAGGCTACGAGCCCCCGTCGCGGGTCAGCGCCCAGCCCGCGCGGCTCGGAAGCCCCGCACGAACGCCTGCTCGGCTGCGATCGGGTTGACCTCGTTGGCGACCGCCGCCAACGAGCCCCCGCGCAGCCACGCGGCGGCGGCGACGTCCGCGTTGCTCCATCCGGCGCGGGCGTACTCCCGCCCGGCCTGGGTAGCCATGTCCTCCAAAGACGTCCTGGGGATCGCGCCCGTGCGGGCCGGTGGTGCGTGGTACATGTGACCTTCTCTGTCGGCGGGGCTCCGTGCCCCGCACACCCACCTACTATCCGCCGGTGGCGCGCCGTCCACGGCGCACACTGTCACGATATGTCACAGCGCAAGAACGCACCAACCGTCACGATCGCGCGACGTGTGCGCTACGGGTCGCCAAGTGTGCGAATCCGCAACAACTGGCGTGCGACGCGGCATACCGGCCGCACAGATCCGGGGTAGACTGTGCGCACGGAGGCCCCGTGAACCACCTCGTACCCGTGCCCGTGTGGGCGATCGTGCTCGTGCTCGTCGCGGCGCTCGCGTGCGCGTGGGTGGTCGCCGTCGTGCTCGCCCGGATGATCGCCGCGGAAACGGCCGCCGACCTCGAAGAGCGGCGCGTGTCTCAGGCCCGCCGGGAGCTCGCCAGCATCGACGCCACCCTGGCCAGCCTTGCGCGGGATCTGGCGGGGAAGTGCGGATGCGGCTACTTGGACGCCATCAACGGCGCGCGGCGTAGGATGGTCGACATCCGGGCGCTGCTCCGCGGGGAGGTGGATCCGTGGGCGTAGTCCTGGTCAACCAAGACGAAGGGGATCACTTCGTCAACGGCGTGCTCGTTGGGATCATCGTCCGCTTCCACCGCGGCGATCACGCGATCGGCGTGACCATGCCCGAGGTTGGCGTCGTGCCCTACCGCGCCATGCTCTCGGCGGCGGCCGCGTCCGTCACCGCAGCGGATGCCGCGTGCGCCTCGTTGTGGGGCGGCGCGTGGACCGTGCTCGTTGCCGACGTCCGCACCCTGCTCGCGGAGGCGGTGCACTTGCGCGCCGCCGGATCCGTCCCGTACCCCCAGCCGTAAGGAGCGCCGAAGATGGGTAAGAAGCTGAAGATCTCTGCGACGTCTCGCCCCATCCTGTCCGTCGCCGCAGGCCTGATCGGAGGCATCCCGACCTCCGGCGCCGGCCTGGACGCGCTCCTGGACGCGGTGGGCAACGCCGCACAGGGCCTCGCCGACGCGGGCGCCGTCGACTCCCCGGACGGGCGCTTCGTCGACGCCGACGAGACGCGCGCGATCCTGACGTCGCTGGCGTACGGACTCGACAACGCGGCGGCGCACATCGCCGACGACGCGGTCTCGGTGCCCGTGCCGGCGTGGGCGTCGCCCGTGCTCGGGTCGCTCGCGATGCTGCTCGCCACCGGCGACGGCCTGCTCGACGTCATCGCCGCGGCGCTCCGGTCGCTCGCCAGCGCGTGCCGTGACGGCGTGGTCGACGCGGGCG